ATATCGGGTACGCTTCAATCAAGAGCACCAGCCGGTCAGGGGCGGATACAACTCTTGTCACAGGTACTAAGGGCACTTCCGGGAATATCTCACAGTGGAACGCCGACGGCGACCTTGTAGATGGCAGTTCGTCTGATACCGATGTAGCCTCAGCGGTTAGTCTGAAGCACACCCAGCACACTGATACCGGCACTACCTCTCTCACCTTCGGGTTGGCGTCCGGTGCATCTGACGGGAAACTTGCTTTAAGCGCTGTTGGCGGCGGCACGGATCACACGATCACCATCCAGAATCAGGCACTTGGCGGAAACGTAACCATCACTCTGCCGAATGCAACCGGCACGCTGGCAACTCTCGCAGGTGTTGAGGCGATCACTAACAAGTCGCTCGCACTTGAAGGGGGAACACTACTCGGAGGCACGGGCACGCCGATCTTCTCCTACGGAACTATCGACACTCAGGTAACAACTGCACAGGCAACCGATCTCTGCGCGTTCCAGATGTATATCCAGAGTACTGCGGATCCGGGAGCTGATACCAGCCTCATCAACATGTACCTGAAGACCGAGAACACGACCATTGACCAGCCGAACCGGCACATGCAGAACCTCTTGGTTAATACCAATCTGAATTTCAACTGTTTCGATGCCTACGCAGTCCAGGGTCATATCACCGTCGCAACGCAGATGGAGACCGCCGGGAACAACGCTCACATCACTGGTATCAGTGGTAAAGCCGTCCTGACAGCACAGTGCGATAAGGGATGGGTTACTGGCGGGCTGTTCATCATCGATGGTGCGGCAGACGTAACCGGCACGGGTACAATGTGCCACGGTGTCGCTATCGTTGCCGAAGCCGGCACTATCGCTGTTGATTCAATGCTCTACCTGAACAACGACGGAACCGCCACCAATGGGGTTAATTTCGTCGGGAACTTCACAACCGGCATTGACTTCAGCAATGGCACGTGGTCACAGGGAACCGCGAATTTCGTTATTGCTTACGGCACAGCATCAGCAGCCGTATCAGTCGCAGCTACCGATTCGATCATCCCGATCCAGTGCAACTTAAGCGTTGCCAGTGACGACGGCGATACCGTTGGAACCTCATACTTCAAGGTTGCCACTGGTGGAGCACTCACCGGGCAGATCGCCAATATGATGCTTCGGACAACCATCAGCCATGATATGTTCGATGCCTATGGGATGCAGAGTCATCTTACCTTCGGGGATACCGCGACCGTTTCAACCACTGGCGACAACGCTCACCTATCGGCAATCTCCGGTAAGGTCACTTTTGATACAAGCACCGTCACAAAAGGATGGGTCACAGCCGGTCTCTTCATCGTTGAGGGTGCCGGGACGTGCTCGCAGATGTGCCACGGTGTAAGTATCGTTGAGGAATCCGGGTCAACTGGCGCACAGTCAATGCTTCACCTGAATACCGACGTTGGAACCACGCCTTACTTCTCGTTTGCAGGTGCAGATGGAAGCGGCAATTCCATCTACACTCACACGGCAGCCGGTACTCAGGAAGGCACGATCAAGGTTCTCATCAATGGCTCTGCGAAGTGGCTCCCGTTCATGCAGGCAGAATAATCATAATTTTTTGAGGTGACTTAAAATGGCAAAAGAAAAGAAACCGGAACCCAAAACCCAGAAAGCATCAAGCAAGATTCCAGAGAAGCGCAGGTCGAAAGATATCCCGTGAGTGTGTCTGATATGAACATTGGACTTAATGTACTGGAACGGAGTACCCTGCTCGGAATCCTGCCGAAAGAGGGTAATATTATTACCCTCCGTCTTAACCGTGAACTGACGGGCAAAGTCGGATTATCGGCTGAAGATTTCGCAACCTTTGAGATCAAGACCGTGCAGGATGAGAAAGACCCTGAAAAGAGCTGGACTTCTTGGAATGCAAAAGGATCCGCACCAACGGGGATCGTGTTTGCGGATGCGGAAGTCAAACTCATCAAAAAGGAGCTTAAGAAACTGGATGATGCCGGAAAACTCAATCTCGATATGATGTCCCTGTATGACAAATTTGAGGTGGAGTGATGGTGACATATACCGTCACCACTTACGACACTTCAGCACTTTGGATCGCAGCGGTTGAACTGGTATCAGCGGATAAACTGACAGCAGCAGGAACGTGGACGCAGGACGCAAAACTTGTCTGGTACACAATAGTGGCGGCGTGATATCATGGTGAACTGGACTGTAACGCCCTATTTAACATTTGCAGAGGCGCAGACAGCACAGCAAGCCATTGCTAACGACATCTATTCGGAGATTATCCCGTTCATGGAGGCGGGCCGTCAGAAGTTCGCGCTGGTCTCCCCAGGTGTAAAACTCCCGGTGGATGTCGGAGATATCGCGGTCACGATTGAAGGAGGCACATTCTCATCAGACATTGATAAGGTTGGTGGATTCGATATCGACACAGATGCAGGCGATGCTAGCACCGGCTCAGCCCGGATAGTAATTGCCACCGATGATCTCAATGTTGCTGCGATCAAAGCCAAGACCGACAACATCCCCGCATTAGGGCAGGCATTAGCAGCGGCATCAACGCCGATAGTCCTTACAGCCGCACAAGTAACAACGTTAACACCGCCGGCAGCAATCACTAATTTTGCCAACGAGACTGATGGTAATCTCGCAGCAATTAAAGCCAAAACCGATAACATACCGGAACTCGGACAAGCATTAGCAGCAGCCAGTATCCCGGTAGTTTTCCCGGCAGCGGATATCACGACAATCACCCCTCCAGCAGCGATTACCAATTTCGCCAATGAAACCGGGGGGAACCTCGCAGCCATTAAAGCGAAAACTGATAATATCCCGGCACAGGGCCAGGCACTCGCAGCGGCATCATTACCCGTTGTAATTCCGGCAGCGATGGCAACCGATCTGAAATCCGTTTTATTGACTGATAACCCGCTCACTGTTGACAAAAAACTTAGAGTGACAAACACACCGTATGCGTTTGATGTGGCTGAAGGGAAGATCACCGGGCATGAGATATTTTTCAAAACTGGTTATAACGGCGATGTTGACGCGGCTGAAGAGGATATGTGGTGCGCTGGAGGAGTCTATGTATTCCCTACAGCAGAAATGCGAATGGAGGTTGTCTCGACCAGCATCAATGACACAAGCGCCACCGGGTCCGGAGTAAGAACGGTTAAAATATGGTATCTCACATCAGCGCATGTCGAGAAAACCGAAACTATCTCATTGCTCGGGACGACGGTAGTACCAACAGCAGCAGATGATATTTACCGGATTAATGCGTTTCGAGTTATGACTGCTGGAGGCACGGGATCGGCAGAAGGAACGATCAGTATCAGGCATCTTGACAACACTCCGATCTATTCACAGATCGCAATTGGAAATACAAGAGCCCGGAACAGTATCTATACTGTACCAACAGGGAAAACGCTTTACATTACGCAGTTAGCATTTTCGTGCGGACACTCTCAAGGTGGGAGATATTGCCGATTTACTCTTAGAGCGACGTATGACGATCTGATTGGAGCACCCTCAACAATCTTCTATCCCTATTATGAGATTGGGGTACAGGACGGGGCATACACGGTCTGTCTGGATTTCCCGCTGAAATTCATTGCCACCACTGATGTGAAAATATCGGTAATTGGTGATGCTGGTAATGCTGATGCGATTTGCACGGCAGCATACAGGGGATGGTTAGAATGAGTTATTGCACGGCGGCTAATGTGAAAGTCTATGTTGGCACAACCGTATCGGACGCGGATTTAACGGCTATGATCGTTGACGCTGACCGGGATATCCTCGCATATTTCACGGCACGCGGCGGGACAGTCGATACTGATGTAGCAAAAACCGCGTCGATCCTGTTCACCCGTGCAGCAGTAGCACAGCGATTTTATCTGACAGGGGAGAATCCGACATCTTATTCATCCGGCGATTACTCCCAGAGTGGTGCAGCAGACCAGCTTAAACTCTCGCAGGAACTAAAAGCCGAAGCGTTCAGAGTGCTGAATGAAAGCATGAGTGATGCGACATCATATGATACTGAAGAGAACGTAACTCGCAGCGATGCCGTAATGGATGATTTCAAACTCGACCAGTCAGAACCACCAACATACTTCACGGAGTTGACCTGATGAAAGGAATGATTCATACCGCTACATTGCACAGCACGAAGCAGTTATTCACGCTCGCTTATGACGGGGGAACGGCGGCATTCACGGCAGGGAATACACTTACTGGCGAAACCTCACACGCAACCGCTATTATTGTGAGCACTGGCAGTATAGCATCAGGTAGTTTATCGCTGCACACCATCACCGGAACTTTCCAAAACGACGAGGTGCTGGTTGATGACGGCGATATACCAGGAGCGGCGGTATCAGCCGGGGTGATTGCTGAAGCGGTTGATGGTTACGGGAATCTCACCTATACAACCGTTGATTCATCAGTCACATGCCGATTTTTCACATCTAAAGATATGATCAAGACGGCAGGAGGAGGCGCATTATACGGAGAAACCACGCTTAAAGTATTGCTTGATGGTGCGGTAATTGTTTCGGATAGCGATACGATCACCGGGACAGCCACAGGATATGCAAGCACGTTCTCAATTAGTTCCGTGACTCCAGCATATGCCCGGTCAACGACAGCACCGTTTAATTATACATGCGAACTTGTGAGGGCATCGTGATGGAAGCTAGCGATCACGATCTCCTGATTCGGCTGGATGAGAAGATGGACGCGATCTTGAAACGACTGGAAAAAGGCGATACTCTCATGATGAAGCATGGCACACGGATTGGTAAACTTGAATCATTTCAGGCAACGTTGATCGGGATTGCAGCGGCAGTATCTTTCATTGTATCACTCATCTGGTCAAAAATCGGAGCGTTTTTCGGCGGAGGTAACTGATGGTTGAGATCCGAGGTATGAAGGAACTAAAAGACGGGTTTAAGCAGTTAGAACAGCGGATGAGTGTAAACGCCCGGTCTGCCGTCATCCTCGGAGCAGAAGCATACCAGAGGGATGTCCGGGCAGGCGCACCGCGTAAAACTACCACACTCATAAGATCGGTCCTTGTGAGTAACCCCTCGGGATCGGGAACGCAGGTTATTGTTCATGTCGGATCGAATCTTGAATATGCGAAAATCCACGAGTACGGCGGGATAATCAAAGCGAAGAATGCACCGTATCTGACATTTCAGACAAAAGACGGTTCATGGCACCGGGTCACTCAGGTACAGATCCCCGCTCGACCTTACTTTAGACCCCCGCTTAAGAACCGTGCTAAGTACATCAAGATTATTACGGATGCAATGATGCGGGGGATACCACAATGAGCAACGACGTAGTGTTAGCAATTATCACCGAACTCAAAGCCACTACATCAATTTCCGCAATCGTATCAACCCGGATTTACCGAAAGAAATTCCCGGACGGTATCTCATTCCCCGCGATTACCGTTCAGGAAATTAGCGATATTGCCGACACTGATACCAATACTGGAGGATGGGCTCATACCCGTATCCAGTGTACCGCATGGGCTGAAACTCCGGGGCAGGAGAACAACCTATCGAAGCTCATCAGAACCGCATTGCACCGCAAAAAGAACACGTTGATGACGGCAGGAATTGGCAAAGTGTATATCGTAATGATTACTGACGCCGGTTCAGTGCCTGATGACAACCCGGAGATCCCGATCTACATGGAGCACCGGGATTTCACAATTATGTATGATTACAAGGAGGTTTAAGACAACATGACA